TTTCCGTTTAGCTCAGACATGGCTAGACGTAGAAGCCCTGGTACTGAATATTGCCGGTCGTGTCCGCAAACGCCTGAATCTCGAAATCAGGAATGGTGAAGTCATCATTCTTGAAATTGCGGGAGAGCTTGGTCGCCACACAGTTCGGGAACCGCGTGAACCACGTCTCGCCCGTCGTCTGCCGCAATGCCTGAAACTCGACCTGAAACGTCGGGGCCGAGCCCATCGGCAGATTGACGACCGTCATGGTCTGCGCAATCGAAGGCGACGTGGACGGGTTCGTGGCGTTCGTGTACTCGAAATTGATATACACCGTCTTGCCCACGTCCAGCCCCGAGAACTGATAGGTCGCTCCCGTAGCACCCGCACCACCTGTAGTCAGGACATACTGCCCCGAGGTCGGCGAGCTTGCCACGCGCGTGAACGCGACACCACCGACGCCGCCGTACGGATCAGCAGCCTGCACGCCCAGGTCGCGGGCATAAACGCTCGTGCCGCCAACCGCAGTCGGGGCCGCCACATTGACCGAGGTCGCACCAGCACCGGTCGGAACGGTCGTGCCGAGCAAGTCATTCTTGAGCGCGTCGTAACCCGCGACCAAGGTCTGCCCGTAGTAGGTCGCGTTGTAGAGCAGCGCATTGACCGAGGCAAACTTGGCCTTGATCATGATCTTGCCCTTGCCGCGGCCGATATCGACAGGGTAGGTATTCGCCCCGTACAGTTCCTTGATTTCCGTCGAATCGTCGATCGTCACGTCCTGCAAGATGCCAAACTGAACCGGCGACGGCGTCGCATACGAGACACCGCTCGCATTGGCGATCGGGATTGCGAACATTGCACCTGCTCCAAATGTATCCATTTGCTAACTCCGTTTTGCGTCGTGGTTGTTGGCGATTAAATAGGCGTAGCCGCCCGAGGGCAGCCGTTCTTTGCGGATCGTGACGGTTGCATCGCCGCAGTACATTGCGAGGCGCATCAGGGCGGCATACACGGCCGCACCCGGCGCCCCTGGAATCGGTATCTTCGGCCCGATGACCGGATCACGCTCGCTCATGGCAGAAGAATGGTTATCGGGACTAGCACAATGCTGTCCTCTTGCAACAGACCTTCAGCAATCGATATCGCGCCCTCGATATAGACGTGCTCGACCCCTGCAATGCCCAGGTTCTGCACGTTGCTCGGGTTGTTGACGATATTGATCGCATCATCGATCGCATCCAGCGCGATATTGCAGGCAGTCGCGGGCAACGTAGTCGGATCGGTAGCCGTCGAATCGTTGAAGTACATGACGAAATGGCAGCGCAAAGTGCGCTTGGGCTCCATGCCCTTGCCGCGCCGTTCCTGAGTCTCGCCCGGGAACTGGTTGAGATAAATCGCGGGCATGTCAGCCCCGCCACCTGGCAATTGCTGGTGATGGCGCAGGAACCGCCCCGTCGTCTTGAACGTAGCCACCACGGTAGGATTCGTGAAAACAAGGTTGGCAAGAGCGGCATAGACGGACTCACGCGGCGGCTTCATTTCAGCGCGGCCTGCACGCCTTCGCTAACCGCCTTCTGCAGCTCGGCGATGACCGTCGGCTTATACTGATCGAGCGCAGGGGCCAGGAAAGCCCGCGCCGGTATCTGCTTGATCCCCGGCGGATGCCTAGCAAAATACGTCGCCAAGGCCTGCCCCTGCAGCGTGCGTGGCCCTCCGCGAGCGCCAGCCCCTACCTTGCGGGCAAAGCCTTGCTCCCACGCGATACCGTAGGGCACATTCGTGCCGACGTAGGCCGTGAACCTGCTGCCTTCCTTCTCCATGCGCGATCGGGTATCCGATCCTCCGCGCGGGATCGACGTGACCAGCCGTCCGGTGACGCGACCCAACCGCGCCGGACGCGGGCCCGACAGGTATTGCTGGGTCACGATCCGCGCCAGACCGACGCCAAGCTGATCGACCGTCTGCGCAACCCGGTCGAGCATGGCATGCGGAGCCGCCTGCAGCTTCGCAATCAACTCACGGTCGCCGACGATGTAGCCAGTGATCATCGATGCCAGACCACCAAGGGCGAGCCTGCAATGCCTAGCAGGACATTGATCAGCAGGAGTACCGCGACCACGGCAACCACGACCCGCGCCACTTTATTGAACGGCTCGGGCAATCCGATAAAGCCGATCAGCCACCAGAGCAATCCGAAGATGCAGCCAATAACGATGATCCAGACCAGTAGCGCAATCAAGCTTTCGCCTCCAATCATGACGGTTCTCCTAGTAAATTGGCGTTACCTGCCTGTAGGTCTGCAACACTGCCAGCGCCCGCGGCGGAACCTGGGCCTGCGTGAACATGATTGCCTGCCCCTCGATCCCTTCGCTCACCTTGCCGATGCGGTCCCGATACTTGAACCATTCCCCGACAATATCGATCACGGCCTGCTCCAAGTCATAGGGCGCGGTCGCAAAGCCTGCCGTGTAGACGATTTGCACGTTCTGGAAGCCACGACAGAACGACCAGCCGTAGAGCATGATGCGCTTATCGTCGAACACATAGCCGCCCGGAACGCCGCCAGTCGACGTGAACGTGGCAGAAAACGGTGGCTGCGGCGGGATCATAATGCCGTTGATCGTGACCGACGTAACTGCCGTAATCGGCTGATTGAGCAGCATCATGACCGTTCCGCCCAGTCCGTTGCGATTCTCCGTGTAGGTCGCAACGTTGAACTGACGCGAGCACCACGACTCAGCGAACTGTGACGCGGACGAGATCAGCCGCGACAACAAGGCATCGTTATTCGTGTTGCTGATGTTGAGCCACCCTTTCACGTTCGGCAGAGTGGTCAAGTCCAGTGAAGCCATATCACTCCAAAAATCCGGGACGGCAACAGTAATGCGCGTTTAGGAGATAGATCACGCTCCGCACCGCCCCGGTCGTCTGAAAATGAATCTAAGTTCCTGCTGCGCGAACACCCGTGATTACCCCCATTGACGGGGGAAAATAGCACTGTAGCACCCCATCAAAGTACACGCCCATCGTGCGTTGCATGGTGACAACCGGCCATTCGACAGACCAGTAATCACGCCGCAGAAGTTTCTGCACGAGGTTGGGCACATTCGACAGCGGGTAAGGATTGGTGCGACTGTAGAACAGGATCGTGCCCGGCGGCATGAACGGATGCGCGTGCACATCCAGCACAGGCGTGCCGTAGCCAATCGGGTTGACGTAGCGCTTGAAAGTCGTCGCACCCATCAGCCCTTCTTCGGCGTTCATGCCCATGAAGAACGGTGCAAGGTTCGTGTTGCCGGTCAGGATCAGGTTGGCCGCTGCCCGCTGGTCCGTGCCCGACATGATGATGTCGGTCGGGATCAACCGGTAGTTCGTGAAGAACGATTGCAGCGCCGTGTTGATTTCGGTCAGGCCGCCCGACCCTGAGCCAGCGGTCGTCAGCGGTGCGCCGGCCAGATCGACCGAGTACGAGCCAGAGCCCGCAGTCTGAATCTGGGTCAGCAGACCATTGTATTGCAGTGCGTTAGTCGATGTATCGGTCGTCGGCAGGGCCGTTGCGAGCTGGCCCGAAGCGTTAAGTGCCTTGATCGTCACGGCCGGATAGCCGGTGATCGCAACAAGACGCTGGCTCGATGCTGACGAATTGAGATACCACGCATATCCGAATGCGCCCGTCACTGCCGTGGTCGTCGCGGTGATGGAACCCGCTCCGCTGCCGCCCGACAGGTTGATGGCCGAGGATGCCGCGCTCTGGATGCCACTGAAGCCCTGGATATTGTCAGTCGTGCCATCCAGATTCGTGCGCGTGTAGGGCAGCATGACGCCGCCGGACACGGTGCTGCGAATCATGCCGTCGTAGGTCAGGGCGACCACGATCAGCGAGTAGGTTGAGGAGTCGGCGAGCGAGCCGCCGGACGTTACGGGCGTGCCGACAGGAGTCGCGGCAGTGCCCAAAAGGATGCTGTTATTGCTGCCGATGTCGAGCAGTTCTTCGGCTTCCATCAGGCCTTGCAATGTCGTCGTTTGCGCGAGCGACATCAGGTCTTCGAAGGTCAGGCCAGCCAAGTACGCCTGCTCGGTCACGAAGTTGTCCAGACCTTGCGTGTAGAACTTGGCCAAGTTGTCGGTCGTGGTTTGCGCCATTGCGCCACCGCGGTGTCCTTCGGACAATCCCGGGGAGATGCGCGACGGGTTGACGGCCGTCACTGAGCGCCAGTTCGCCTGAATACCGAGCCCGCCGGTGCGCCGTGGAATCATATTGCGCAGGATGGTCGTGATCGGGTAGAGCAGTCGAGCGCCTTGCTCGAGGTCGTATTGCGTGAGGCCGCTGATGGCCGAGGTCGCTTGCGTGAAGCCCTTGGCGATCAGTTCGTTTTGCGAGATCGGATTTGCACGCGCAAGACGCATGGCGCGTAGGCCGTCCAGGGGATCGCCCTTAGGGGCGCCATCCCAGGCGGCAGAACTACCGGCCCACGGATAATTCTTGCGCAGGCCTTCGTTGAGAAATTCTTTGGTCACTTCCATAATGCAACTCCTGATGCTTCTGTTGCGTTAGGTTGAGGTTATCGAATGCGGCTTATGCAGCCGCGCCTAGTTTCTGTCTGGTCGCTTCCCAATTAACTGTGCCATCGGGATTCTTGACGCAGTCGGCATAGGCAAGCTTGGTTAATTCGTCGGTAGGCTCCGTGACCGGTTCGCCCTTCTTCGCCACGCGCAGGGTCACGACATGCGGCATAGGCTGGGCTTCCAGTGCAGCAATGCGCTTGAGAGCATTCGTCAGGTCTTCCTGCGTCTGCGTGGCAGCCTTCACCAGATCGCCGCTGGCCTGTCCCTTCTCGCCATAGCAGTCGGCACCCATGCCGACCAAGTGATCGTGGGCCATCTGCAGGTGATCCTGATCGACTTTGGAATGCCGAGCCCCAGCCTTGGCGATGATCCGCTTGCGGAGGCCCGGCATATCCGCGAGCACGGCCGTCGTCAACGGCTCTTCGTACTCGGTGGCGATTTTCGCCAGTTCGACAATAGGCAACTCGGGATCATTGAGCCGCTTGGTCAGCGATCCCAAATGGAAGGCAAGCTCGATGCCGGACTCGATTTCGTCGTCTTCACCGACGCCAGCCTTTTCCTTCAATTCTTCCAGCATCTCGGCCGATTCCTCATCCGCCATTTCCTTGAAGCACTCGATCAGGTCTTCGACCTCGTTGCGCAGCTTCATCGGCACGGGCGAATCGTCGCCCTCGACATCGAAATCCATCTGCGCGGATTCGCAGATCTGCGCCAGGCATTCCAGGCACTCGGCAAAGCGGCTGACATTCCACAACCCCTTCTTGATCGTGCCATCCTCCATCTTCTCGCCATTATCCTTCTTCCATGCATCGGGGATGGCGTCCATCGCGCCTAGAGCCTTGGCACGCTTGATGATGTGCGCCTTGGCCGCCGCCTTGTTCTTGGCTCGACCGTAAGCCCGCACGGCATTGTGCAGGTCCGAGACCGACTTGATCGGGAACGAGCCATCGGGCAATGCCTGTCCCTGCTTGGCGGCCGACTTGCGCTCGTCGCTACTGAATTCGCGCTTCTCAAGCGATTCAATCGTGTCCAGCATCGACGCATCGCGCACGAAGTCGATCGCGTCGCCCAAGCTGAATCCCGACATATTCAGTGCATCGCCAAAGTCCGATACCTGCGCATCCGTACCCTTGACCTCGATCGCGGCCGGCTTGAAATCTACCTTTTCGATCTTGCCGTCAGCTTTGACGACTTCGAAGAATCGTGCAGTTGGTATACAGGGACTATCCACGATGGAAATCTCGGAGGGATTCGCCGTGTAGCGCTTGATCTCTTGGTGCCCGCCTTTGCCATCGTCGATCTTCTCGGTGATCCGCTCACCAACATATGACCCACCAATAGAGAATCCGGTATAGTTGCCGTCGAGCACCTTACGCCATTCCTGGTCGTCGTTGATATGCGCGGCAATGTCGATCGCTTTGGACGTGTCATCGAATTGAATCTCCTTGACGATTCCAGCGCTTACCTTGCCATGCATGGCGCGGATATTGCCCTGCGATTTGCCATCGGTGGCTTCGGCAAAGGATTTCGACCACGCTTCGAAGTGCGGCTTGGAGGTCGTGTAATCGAAGATTTCTCCGACGCGGTCGACGACTTCCTGCACGGCACGGCCATAGACAAGCCGCTTTTCCTCGTCAACCTTGCGAATTTGGGCAAAGAGTTTCATAACTGCTCCTGGTGTGGTTTTCTCAAGCTCGCCGTCGTCGATCTTCTTTGGCCTACGGCCGCCGTGCTTTCCTTTGCCGCCTTTGCTCCGATTCGGCAGCGCATTCGTGTTCTGATTCCGGCGCGGCGTAAGCCCGCGCTCCTGCGTCTTGTGCTCCAATGGCTCCGACTTGCTGTCGTGCTTCGCGCCGCGATGGGTATCGACATGGCCCGCGCCAAACTCGCCGATCTTGTTCCGCGCCTGGTCTTGGTTCCATTTGCGCAAGCCTCTAAGCATGGATGATCAGCGGACCATTGGCCCGCGCTTCACCGACCTGGGGATCAATATCCGTGTGGTCGATGCCATGCAGATGCATGATCGTAAGCTCATGGTCATCGCGCATCTCGGAAGGCCCCGTGCAGCAAGGCTCGCCAATGCCTTCGTCCGTGCGGTATACCTTGCGGCAGACCGGACAAATGAAGGTGAAGGTGCGCTTGATCACGCGAATTCGTAGCCGCTGATATTGCACAATTGCTGCGTGCCCGTGCCGGTTCCAGTCACGTCAATCGCATGTGCGTTATTGGTCAGCGAGATCAGCCAGCCATTGAGCACATAGGGCACAGCCTGGGTCAGCGCGACGGCATTGATCACGCGCGTACCCGCCGCGTCTGCACCGAAGGCGACCGTCAGCGTCAGGGACGCAGCCGAGGTTGTGCACAGAATCGTGCGCACGACCGGCGTGCAATTGTTCGTCGCCGAGCTGTAGGCCGTGACCGACGAGGTAATGGCCGCAGACGGGCCGATAAGATTCTTGGGCGTATAAGTGGCCATTCATTGCTCCGTTTCAGTTTCAGTCGTATCGAGCGCCGTAAGCCCGACGAGCGCACACTTGCAGTTGGGATGCGCGGGTGGCGCGTCGTCGCCACTTGCGAAATCTTCGTCCAAATCGATCGGCCCCTGCTCCTCGTTTTCCTCGCAGATCGGGCAGGGATCAAACGTGGTCCATTCCTTCTTGAGCACCACGCCGGAGGCCTGGAATCCCTGCAGCGTGCCCTGATTGCTGGCGCGGATGACCTCGGTGCGGGCGATCAACTGCGCACGCTCAGCGCTGAAGGCATTGGAATCCATCAGGGCCTTGGCGAGCGTGTCGGTCGACCAGCCTTCCTTGAGCGCATCGCCGACAAGGCTGCGAATGTCATCGCGGGTAGACTCGGTGATCTGGTACTCAGCGCGAGGATTGGGCCTCAGCTTGCCCTTGGCTCCGCGCTTCATGCCGACCATCTCGGCCGCACGATCTTCGGCATAGTCGAGCGCATCCTGATTGACGGCGTCGTAAGCGTCGGTCGTGGTGTCGAAGCCCACCGCACGCAGGGCTTCGTGGGCGCCATCCTTGGTCGCTTCAGCCAAGACCGGCTCAACATCGCCGGCAAGGATCGCCCAGCCGGTGAAGTCGATGCCAGCGATCACGGCGTCAAGCGCGTCTATTTCATCATCGGACAGATCGGCTTTCCAGAATCGCGCCTTCAACTGCTCGATCTGGTGCGCAATCTTGGGCACCTGACCAGCCAGGAATCGCGCAATAACGGGCGACAGCCTGTCCTGCAGCGCGATCAAGTTCGGGCGCTCGTGCGCAGGCAAGCTGAGTTCAACCGTCCGATACTGGCGCGTTAGTTTCGCCATGCGTCGCGGCAGGCTTTGCACGAATGCCATGAGTTGCTTGAATTCGGCGAGCTCGGTCGCCTCGTCGATCAGCGGCTTCTGGACCGGCAGCAGACGCTTGAGGAACGTCGTCGGCAACGGCTTGGGCGCAGCCAGGACAAATCGCATCACGGCATAGGCCGGCTCGACCAAGGGCTCGGGTAGATCTTCGCGCTCGGGCTTGCGCTTCTTCTTGTCCGCGATGGCCCGCTTCGCGCGAGCCCGGGCGATCATCTCGTACCAGAACCACAGGATATCGCCGCCACCCGCAGCACCGCCGGCCTCCTGAAAACCAGTGAATTGGAAGGCCCTGACTTGGAAGGCTGAGACTAGGATAGGCATGATCTACCAGGCCGTGATCTTGCAGATGCCTTGGCCCCCAGCGCCGCCGACACCACCTGTGGCGCCAGCCCCGGGGCCACCGCCTCCGCCAGCTCCGCCGCCAGGAGCCCCAGCACCGCCTGTAGCCCCGATGATGCCTGTTGCGAGCGCAGCCCCGCCTCCGCCACCCGCTGCGCCCGTCGGACCGCCTGCAGAACCGGCAACCGGCGTAGTAGCCGATGCTGCACCGCCCGCACCGCCCGCGCCAGCCGCGTAGGTATTGCCTCCGCCTGCTCCGCCTGTTCCGCCCGCGGTGCCAGCCGCGGTCGTACCGCCGCCGCCGCCTCCACCACCGCCGCCAAATAGCGAGCCGCCGCCGGCAGGAGAGACGGCTTGGCCATTGACCGATCCGCCGCCACCACCGCCGCCCCACTCGCCGAATCCGCCCACCACGCCAGCGGCAAGGTTGCACGAGCCATAGCCAAGCTGGTTCTTGCCCACGATCGGCGAGACATTACCGCCGCCCGCGCCACCGGATACCGTGCCCGAGCCTCCGCCATTGCCGCCTGATCCGCCGACCGCAGTGAGATAGGTATACGCCCCCGTAAACAACGAATTGCCGCCATTCGAGCCCGTGGAGCCCGTAGCACCCAGAGCAATGGTCCCGCCTGCGCCACCCGTCCCACCAGTCCCGAGCACGACCGAGCAATTCGTCGCCAATTCGGTAGCCAGGAAATGGCCAATAATGCGCATTCCGCCACCGGCGCCGCCTCCGCCGCTCTTAGCGACGCCAAGGTTGAACGATGGACCGCCGCCGCCTCCGCCACCGGCGGCATAGAGATCGACGATGACCTCCGAGCACCCTGTCGGCTGGGTCCAGGTGAATGTGCCGCTGCCGATGAAAGTCTGCACATTGACGGTGACACCGGCACCCGTGGCCCCGGTTGACCCAGTGGTGCCTGCCGCACCTGTTGCGCCTTGGAGTCCATCTATCCCGTCGTTGCCCGTTTGGCCGGTTTGACCAGTGCCGCCAGTTTGTCCTGTCCCGCCCGTGCCACCTGTTGCTCCGCCAGCCCCCGTCTGACCAGTGCCGCCCGTATTGCCTTGGCTGCCGGTGACCCCTTGTAGGCCGTCGATCCCGTCATTGCCGGTCGCGCCTGTTCCGCCTGTTTGCCCTGTTTGACCCGTCCCGCCGGTCCCGCCTGTGTTGCCCGCGGCTCCTGTCGACCCAGTAGCGCCTGCGGCACCCGTGGTTCCGTCCAGGCCATCAATACCGTCGTTGCCGGTTCCGCCTGTGGCTCCGGTCTGGCCTGTGCCCCCAGTGCCGCCAACACCGCCTGTCTGTCCCGTTCCTCCTGTGGCCCCCGTGTTGCCCACTGCTCCCGTTGGCCCTGTGCCTCCGGTGGCACCTGCGGCCCCTGTTGCACCGATCGCGCCATCAATTCCGTCCTGGCCGTTGGCTCCCGTGTTGCCTGTTCCACCCGTCGCGCCCGTGCCGCCAGTCGATCCCGTGGCCCCGGTATTGCCTGCGGTGGCTCCGGTTGGGCCCGTCGCGCCTGTGCTGCCAGTGTTGCCAGTCTGACCTGCTCCTGTCGGTCCGGTCGATCCTGTGGCTCCCGTAGGGCCGGCGATATCGCCCACCACCACATGAGTCGGGCCGACCGTATTAACCGAGCCCCAGTGCGACGGCAGAACTTCGCCAGCAGCGGCAGCAGCCGGGTCATCGGCAATATTCGATACGAAGACATGCGTTACGGTGGCCGTCATTCATCGACCTTCGCCAAGAGTAATTTTCCCTGGCGCTCGCTTCGAATAACCTGCTTGCGCGTCGTGGTGATCTCGGCAAAAAGGTTGCCCTTCTCGTCGCGCTTGTAGATGGTCTCTGTTTTCCCGGGCGGCTCCTTCTGTTCCTTTTCCATTGGCGGCTGCACGTTCCTGACCGTGACCGCACCCACATCGACCTTGACCTCGGGCGCTTTCATTTCTGGCACGGTCACATTGACTGGCGCAGGATTGACATTCACGACTGGCGCTGCCACGGTCACAGTGGGCTGGGTAGCCTTGGCCAATTCGATCTCGTGTGCCTTCTGCGCAGGGCTCGGCTCCGGTTTGGTGTTCGCCGCGGCCATCGCAAGGTCATGCTTCTGCGAGGCTTGCGTATTGGCCTGATTGCGCTTGTCCTCAGCGGCTTGCTGCTTGTCCGAAAGCACGGTCGAATTGGGCGCGGCATTGAACGTCGCCACATCCATTTCCTCGCGCATGTCGTCTGGCATCGGATCGTCACCACGCTTGGCCCGAATCTCGTCAGGATGGTAAATCTTGGCCGTAACCAGGATTTGATCGATCGTCGCCTGCTCTGCAGGATCGATCGCCTCGTCTTCCTCGACCTGAGCCGTCAGATCGTCATAGCCCCACTTGAGCGCAATGACGTACTCAAGAAGGTCAGTGATCGTCTCGTTCCACGGCTCCAAGCCTTCCTGCGCCGATTCGTCGTGATGCTGCTTCTCCTGCCCGCGATTCATCTGCTTGACGAACGGCATCGGATTCAAGCCCAGCGTAAAGCACATGATGCGAATCAGCCATTGGTCAGAATCGTCGGTGTGGACGATCTTATCCTTCATGTCGTAGGGCTTGGCTCCATCCGGTACGAACATGGCCCCACCGCTGCGATTCTGCACATTGCCCGCCAGCACAGAATCCCACCACATCTTGAAGTTGGCGATGTCCTGCGTCGTCCACGTCGGCGGGCAGGTAAAGACTGTGTTCGGAATCGAACCAGACGTGTAATAGCTCAGAAAATACGATTCGCGGTAGAGGCCGATATTGACGGTCGTAATGATCTGCTCGACCGGCCCGAAGCCATAGGGCGAATCGACCCGGGGATTGCGTGGCTTGTAGAGCAGCTCAGGCATGGGCCAACCGGGATTGGCAGGATCCTGCGGTGCCTTCTGGCCCTTGGGCACCGGCAGCACATAATCGACCGCCGGCAAGCCGGTCTTGATGACCTGCTGATAGGCAGGCCCGACATCCGGCGGCGGCAGACGGCCATCAGCCATCACTTTCGGGCTGAACATGCTGCCATCCATCACGTTCATCGAGTACAGGTCGCCGCCGCGGGTAGGCCGCAGCCAGATCGCGGGCGCATCGTAGACGATGTACTGTTCGAGCAGCTCACGCAGCCAATCCCGCCAAGTGTGCATCTTGTCGGGATAGCGCAGGAATTCCTCGACCTCCAGACAGCGGTCGTCCTTCTTCTTGCGCCGATCCTTGGGCATGATCCGCCACTGCTGGGCGATGATCTTGTCCTTAACGCGCTCAATCAGTACGCGCAGAATGTCGTAACCAGACGCCAGTGACTTGAGCGTCGGGAAATCGATCGCATAGCCAGTACGCGGCGTGACCCACGTATTGAAGCCGAGCGGGTAATCCCACGGCCTGCCCTGCACCGCCATCGAAGGCGGCTGGGCAACTGGCTGCAAGGGCTGCATGGGCGCGAAAAAGACCTGCCCCGCATCGGCGCCCGTAATGGTGTACGGCAATGCGGGCCTGACCACGCGGAATGCGCCATTGCCGAGGGCCACTAACTTGGGTTTGCTCATCACTGTGGGCGCACCGGCTGTGGCTGGCGTTCCCCAGGTGATCTGGTTGCCCGGCATGTTGGCCGGTGCGATGCCCGGATAGGCACGAGCGCCAGCCGCATAGGCCTGCAATTGCTGCGGCGTCGGGTAATCGTACGTCGGCATCAGTGCGGCCTGAATTCGCGGGCGGTGTAGACGTGCTCGCCCGGCAAGGTTTCGTTCTGAGCAGCAGGCGTCAACGTGGCTGCCCCTTTTGCGGCAGATGCAGCGTGCCACCATTAGGCGGCTTGGCTGCAAGATCTCCAAAGGCATGCGCCTGCCGCTGCTCAAGCTTGTCGACACGCGCCTCCAACTCACGCATCTTGCGCATGAGTTCGTCGATCTTCTCGTTCGCGTCCACGATCAGACCGCCGTCTTGGTGCCGAGATTAGGCGGGAAGTGAGGCAGCGCAAATCCAGTGCCGCCCGTTCCACCAACTGCCCCGGTAGCGCCCGTGCTCGCCGATCCGGTTGCACCCGTCGCACCCGTCGGATTCGGATTGACACCGATCGCGCCAGTCGCACCCGTGCTGCCCGTATTGCCGACCGCGCCAGAGCCGCCAGTAACGCCCGTAGTTCCGACCGCGCCGGTAGCCCCAAACGCGCCGACTGGGCCATCAGCCTGATTCCATCCCTGCTCGAGCAGGCCAGCCACACCGCCGCGCCCGAGCGCGAGATAGGGCAGCACGAACACGCCACCCGAACTCGTGTACGTCTTGCCATCGGCCGCAACGAGCACATTAATGCCAGACGGCGGTTGCAGGGTGACATTCGGATTCTGCGGCAGCGGCGATTGAATCGCGATGTTCTGAGAAAACGGAGGGCCTTCGTTCGCCATTGCTATGCTCCTGTTGCGCCAGTCGCACCCGCTGCGCCTGTCGCTGCATTCAATCCCGTTGCACCCGCTGCGCCGGTTACTCCGCCAGTGCCGCCCGTGCCCCCAGTTCCACCAGTCCCGCCAGTCCCGCCGACAGCGCCCGCTGCGCCCGTATTTCCGGTTGCGCCTTGGATCCCAGTTCCGCCCGTGATCCCAGTCGCGCCTGTGGCTGCAGTCATTCCGGTCGCTTGGTTGTAGCCCGCGAACAGCAGGCTTGCATCGGCAGCGTAAGCACTGATCACAAGCTGGCCGGATGCGACTTGGTAGAGCGCACCGTCCTTGCCCAGGACTTGCTGCGGTGCCGGCGATGCCGGCGCTTGTAGCGTTACATTGTCTGTAGTCATCGCAGTGTCCCGTTATGGTCCGGTTGCGCCAGTTGGCCCAGTTGACCCAGTTGCGCCCGTCGTGCCGGCACCCGTTGCACCAGTGGCACCCGTGTTGCCGGTATTCGATCCGCCTGATGCGCCCGTGGGTCCTGTCACGCCTGTGACGCCGGCTGCGGCAGTTCCGCCTGTTCCGCCCGTGCCTCCAACCGCGCCGGTATTGCCGACAGGGCCTGTTGCACCTGTCGCACCGACGCCAAGATTGTAGCCGCGCAAGAGCGCGTTGCCAGACAGTGCGGGCGGGGCTGCGCCTTCAGGCACAGTCACCACACCATTAATAACGGGATAGAACACCCCGTTCCGCCCCAGGACTTGGAACAGTCCTGCAGGCGCCTTGAATGTTACGTTTGCCATGCTATGTCCTCACCGGAAATTGCAGACCTTCGTCGGTGCGCTGGACCGTTGGCGGCTGGAAAATATGCGCGTTGCCGGCCTGCGCTGCTTTAGCTTGCATTGCGTAGTAGTCGAGTATCGCGGTTCCCGTCCTGTCTGATAATTTGGTCATTGCCCAAACCAGCGCGTCCATGCGGTCCGGACTGCGCTCGGCAGTGAGCGGATCGTAGTCGCACATTTGATCTTCCAATTCTGGAAACGAGCCCACATGATGAACGCGTCCTTGCTCGTATAGCGCCGCAACCGGCTCGGCGCGGATCATCTTGCCGCGGGTAGCCGTCACGCACTCATAGCTCACGTTCGGATCGACATTGCGCAACAGCGACTCGATCATATCGCCGCCATTGTTCACTTCGCCGATGATGCGATCAGCTTTGACGTCGTGATAGAGCTTGATCGCCTGTCTCGCCCAGGCATCAGGCGTGTTGATCAGCGACTTGTCGGCGATGACGTAGTAGTGGTCGTCGGTCCCGATTCCGGCAGCGACGATGCCAGTCTCAGCGCTGTCCTCGCGCGAAGTAACTGCCGGGTCCAGCCCGATAACGAGGCGTTTAAGCTTAGGCGCAACAAGCACGCGCAGCTCATCGATAGCGGTGCGATTCCAAAGGGCCGCAGGATTATCGGTGAGTAATTCCGCATTGAGTTCCTGACGACCGAGTCGTGTTCCCTCATAACGCCTCACCACAGACTTGTAGAAGGCCTCGGCAAGATTGGCAACATTCTCGTAGCTCGTGCCACGCGTGATCACGCACGACGGATCGGCGATTATTTGCTTGATGATCTGCGTCGGCCGCGGCGTGGTCGTGATGACCGCTTGCGGACTGTTGCCAAGCCTTAGCCCGAACTGGAGTTGATCCCAAGATTCGGCATAGCGCCATGAGCCCACTTCCTCGGCCCATACCTTTTCGTGCTGCTTGCCGCGCAATCGCTCCGGTTCGTCAGCCGTGAAAATCAGCGATTTGCAGCCATTGGGCCAACGGAGCTGGCGCTCGACGAACCGCGGCCGTTCGTGTTTGGGGCAGATAGCGAGAATGCCGGATTCGCCCTCGACCATGATGTCTCGAGCATCGTCAAGCGTCGGACCGATGAGATTGACGTAGCGCGATGTGCGCGACCAGGCACGGACTTGCTCGGCGCCGACACGAGTTTTGCCGAAGCCACGACCGGCCATCAAAATCCAGTAGGTCTTGTTGCCGGCGGCGAATTCAGGCGGGGCTAACTGCGAAGGACGCGCCCAGAATGACCAATCGTAGAGCAGCGCTAGGGCTTGCTCACTCGTTAACGACGCGAGGTCGTCCAGAATCCTCTGTGGTGTTATCGACGACCAATTCTGGCCGTACAGCTTTGAGAGCCCGTTGGGCAAGGACGCGCTGGGCCTCGTCGAGCGGAACGTCGCTGATGGCGACAGAAGACTCACTTCGGACATGAGTCTCGCTCGGGATAAGCTTCGCGCAGTGGCGCATGAACTCGGGGAAGTCTTCCTGCGCCAGACGGCTCCAGGCTTTCGAGCCGCCTTCCTTGATCAGAGCCTCGACCATTTGCTGGCGAAGCTCCTCGCTTGTCTTGTTTTTCGATCCCTTTGGCCGACCTGGGCCGGGCTTGGGATGAGGGTTGGCCAATTGTTAGCCTATGATTGAAAATAGGCTTGGTAGGAAATACGCCCGCAAGATCAAGGCTTTGCAGGAATGTTCCACGGGGAACCTCGAGCAATCCGGCACTCCCACGCGGCAATTTCCGCGCATGGGGAGCGACTGTATAGCCGATTGTTCTAAGGTGTCAAGCCTTTCAGCATGGCAATATTATACTAAGAGAAAGAAGAACACTGCATCTTAAGTAAAGCGGCGGTAACCGCTGGCTGGAATGGGCGTGATTGACGGAAACACGACCTCGTGGTGCAGCCGCACAAGATTCGCGTAGTCCTTCCTGGCGTACGGCCTCCCTTCTCGTAATCTTCGATATTCAGTAGCGAACTGCCAAGCGAGCAAGTCGGCAGCTTGCGCGGGTCTGCTCTGTACCTTATCCACGAATGCGTGACCGGCATACCGATATCTAGCTTTTAATTCTGGGGCAGCGAATATTTTTTTCATCATCATGTTGGCGCGCCCTTGATGTTTGTGTCCTGCCTCAAAAAAGTAGGCGACCGATCCTTTTACTCCGCTATCGCCAAGCCACGACTGAACTCCAGCGAGAATCGCCCAGACGCAAAACTCGTAGGGGGTCGATATGTGCTCCGACTTACTGTAACTCCGCTGAAATTCAGCAGTAGTCGTACCGACCGCTATTCCGTGCGAAGCGTATTGGTTGATGAGGCCTATCGCCCTCTTTTCTGCATTTATGCACTGCTGTGGGCTTAAAACATCGAAAGGTTTGTTGCCATGTGCACAAGCTGACATACGGAAATATGGAAGGTGGTAAGAGCGCAGTAATTCGCCCCACTCAGAATCAAATCGTTTGCATCGGGACTTGACGAACGCATAGCCAGCCACGCAGGTGAAGTCTCCGCGCATGCTTTCGTCAAAATAGGTCTCGATCACGGCCACAATTCCATGCCTGCCTCGCAGCAGGGCATCCATAATTGCCACGAACGCCGAACCATTCGAGCGCATTCAAGCTAACCGCTCGTTGGGTACGTCAAGTATAACATCACGTTTCAGCATGGCTTTCGCTTTGGCAAGCACTGATCGACCAATCTCCCGGGTCTGATCCCATTCGGCTTTGGTCATTGCTGGCGGTAACGAGGCTTCCTTGTGCGACGCAGCAAGATGCTTGGCGTCGGGCCTAGGCTTGCCGGCCGTGAACCCACAAGCGCGACAGAGAGCTCCATCGTAGGAATCCTCGGAGCAATTCGGGCAGTCAAGCATCGTGGGTCTCCTTGCGTATCCAGTTTCGCCACGTCGCAAACCAGTCGAGCTTTGTTCCCTGCCCCCCGGGTTTGGCGATCCAATAATCGCGGAAGGCCAAGGATACGCGGACGGCACGCTCGGGCTCGAGGTGGTGGACTTTGACGGCGAAGTCTTTGTATTCGTCGGGTAGGCGCCAGTCCGGCGGTAAGCGCGTAGCGCGTAACCGCACCGGACGTAACGTATTCTCTGATACAGAACCTAACCTTCTGGTTCTTGGTTCTTGGTTCTGGTTAGCATTGCCATCGCATTGCGTTCGCATTGCGTTCGCATTGCCATTATCGTTGATTTTATTCCATCTTGCCTTGGCAGACGCTGAAGCTTCGTCACTTCGGTCTGACCATTCAGCGAGTTCGCGGTCAATTCTGCGGTGCCGCCAAACCGGGCCGTCAAGCTGGAAAAACTCAGTTAAAACAAACATAACTGCGCCTTTTTCTTCGCCTGAGAGCGCATGGCAGCGTCGATAGATGCGTTCGCCATCGGCGGGAATTGGCCGGCCTGTGGCGTAGTACCAGCGAATTAGGGCTAGGTAGGCCCCATGCTGGAGCAGGGTTAGGTCTTCGCAATCCTTGGCATAGTCGCCAAGGTGGAACTTGAAGTAATTCGGTGCACGCGGCAAAGGACGCCTCCAGTAAGGCAGAAGGAAAGGTGCCGGTAAGTCCCGTACTGGCGGGACAACGGAGCTACCGCTAGTCCCGGCAATGAAAGTATAGCCTACTCGCGGTCCATGTCGACCGGAAGCTTCTGTTGTCGGTCCTGAACGATCGCCACGCTGAACCATTCCTGGAGCTGCCAGAGCATGTCCTGGGCCTCGGTGCATGCCCGGGCTGCATTGGCGAAGTCGTGCAGGGCAGCCGCGGCCTGGGCGGTCTTCAGGTGCTTGTCGGCCTTGAGCCAGAGCGCCGACCAATCGTCCCAATCGCTCATGCTATAGCCTGCTTGCGTTTGAGATAACCCAGTTGCAAGGTATTTGTCACAATACTGGGGTCAAAGGACCGGACGAAGACATGCTTGCGCGGTTTGTCGCGCCAATTCCCATTTTCGCCTTTGGAAACGCCGCGCTGTTTCACGCGCCCATCCTTCACAAATTCGCGGCGCTTGTCGCTCAGGCCCAGATATCGAAAGCCAGAAGCCTTGTAAATAGTCCCGTCATGCCCCACGGACGGATCAGCGTAAGTTAGCAGGGCCAAGACGTGGAAACGTTGTCGCAGTAGTTTAATACCGATCCGAATCAGCCTCGACTCACTGTTTTTAGGAAATCGATTATCGATAGCCAATCGTTTGATTTCAAAGAATCCAGATTGCTCTTCAGTATCGAAAATACCTTTGACCGTTTCCTTGGCGCCCGGTGGCCCGAAAGTGATCGCACCGTATAGGCAGCCTTCCCACATGACGCCAAAACTTGCCACATTAACGAAGTCCTGGCGTCCCAAATAGTGGTATTCGCGGTAGATTCGGAATGCTGTCTCTTTGTTGATCGGGATCACAGTAAACTGGAGCGGCGAGGTCGGAATCGAACCGCCCCCTTCCCCTTGGAACAGAGGATGCGACGCCACATCGCTTTCGCCGCAGCGCAACATACGCTGAAAATGAAGTTTGCGAGCTGTCATTCGATATCCTCCCTGTACCCCGTGCTGTAGACCAGCGATTTCCAGCGCACCTTGGGACTGCCATTGCTCGAGATGGCGGCCTCGTAGCCTGCAGGCTCGATCAGCCCTTGGCGCCTGGCTTCCTGAATTGCCCATCCCCATGCCCTCTTATCCGTGGGCGGAGGAAGGCCATCGTGTTCGGCCCAGACACGGCAGTGTTCGCATCGCAGGTACGGATGCTGACGCGCGTAGAGGTGGATATACGTGATCGCGCGTTCTGTCCAATTCGAATGAACCAGATCCGCGTGCTCGGCTGCAGCTTCCGCGCCGGCATGGCCTCGAGCTCGTGCCCGCTCGATCGCGGATTGCAGGGCGTCGTCAATCATGGCTTAGGTGCCTTCCAAACGAGCGACCGCATATCCTCCAAGTGCTTCTGCACGGCGGCTAACTGTCCTGCGGACCCTGATCCCTCGGATGGTCTAACACCGCACTGCCAGAGATCGTCAATCAATTCCTGAGCCATGCTCGGTGTCAGTTTAAATAATGGAACCCGCAGACCACCTTCGTCTACTGTTTCCATAGTGACAAGAGTAGCAGCAGTGACTTTGTGATCGTGGGTGAATTCGTAATAATCAACGCTTATTGCATCACCAAAGACGTAATTACGCCAAGCTCGGAGGTGACGATCACCATTCATTCCGCATGCCTTGCCACGCCGAAGCAGACGACAGCCGCGATGGCTGAGAATATCGCCATGCTGGGCACATGCGCGTAGCTGGCCCAGAGCAGACCGTTCACGAGCCAGAGGGCACCGTCGATAAAGTAGAGTCGTCTCATCGCTTTATCCTTGCCATTGTCTTCCCCAATACCCAAAAGAACGAGATTACGTCGCAGCAAATGACCTTAAGCAAACCATTCCGGTCTTCCGGTTCTTGTTTCCGATGGGGTGGCGGATAACACAATCCATTGCGCCAATCAATCCACGCCCACGTTGCCTCCCAATCATCAGGGCCAGGATCAAATGCGTATTCGCGATACTGTTCTGGTGTCGTCGCAACATCTCCTGTAACAATGGGATCAACGAGCCAAGCTTTTCGGGTGCAGCGCGGAGTATGCGCCAGCCCAAGACGGCTGCAGCGTTGTATTTCTCGATGTCGCGCTCGATGCCCATCGGGTGGGAATGCGCACCACCGCCCCGGCGCCAGATCCCGCCCTCAACCTCACACGCGATCTTGCGATCCACGAAGGCATAGTCGAATCGCCATCCCCTGGTGGGACTGAAATTGTATTCGGGGCGCGGCTCGGGCAATCCGTGCGCCTGGCAGAGCAGCACGAGCGGACAGAGCCTGCCCGAGATATGGCTGGGCACGGTTTGCTTGGCCACTATCGGCCGCTTTGGATCGCTCTCCAGCCATTGTGTCGCCAAGTTTTGAGCGGCCATCTCCTTGGCGAACTCAGCTTCGGCGTGCCGTGCCAGCCTGCGCTTGGCGTGGGCCTCGAATTGCTCGCGGGTCATGCGTAAGCTATTTGCCATTCGGCTTCTCTGCGCGTAATTTGCCCTGCGTCAATATCTGAATCTCGCATTGCCTGCCGAATGGAACACCGCGACGCCAGTCTGCTACCGTGCTAATCGGCAGATTCAATGCCTTCGCTGCTTGCCTAAGCGATCCGCCGAAGTGGTGCTTGATATCATCGAGGGTCATGCGTAAACTATACGGGAATCCGCAATGGACGCAAGTGGATTGTCCGATTACCGCACAGAATATTTACGGATATCCGTTGACAAGGATACGGAAACCCGTATACTTCGAGTCATGGACACGATCATCTGGCTCTGGATATTCATAGCCGTTGTGGTCACCCTCGGATTCATCTACGGAGATAAGCCGTGAGGAAATGGTTAGCCAACCTGTTACGGTCGTGGGCAGAGAAAATTGATCCTCTGTCGCTGACTTGGTATGTACCTGATGGCGTTACGAACGTCCAAATAACGTGCACGGGTGCTGGTGGAGGCGGTGGAGGCGGTGGTGGCTCGAATATTGTTGGAGATAGCGCAGGAAAAACTGTTACGTTTGTAGTCGGAGACAAGCCATGACCGTACACGCTGCCTATGCTGGCCCTCGGGCAACCTTCACGGATGCAGAGCTTAACGATATCGAGAGTCGCATCGAGGAACGCGCACGCGATGAGGCCGAGAACCGGAAGGGACCATTCGACGAGTTCGTTGGCGACTGCGATACGGACGAACTGGCATTCATCGTCGCCAGCCTGTTCGCAGGCACTCCTGACTCGTGCGAGCGAGCGCAGGAATACGCTAGCCGCATTTGTAAGGACTACATCGAATGGCGGGTGAACGATCCGGGGCTGCGCGAGCAGGTCGAGCGCGAGTACGTCGAGATCAGGGAACAGGAGAACGAGGAGTAGTAGTTTTCACTTTAACCACCGAAAGGAACGAAATGAAGAAAGCACCGATTCTGCTACGCCAAGGCGATGTGCTCCTGCTACGCGTCGATGCGCTGCCTAAAAATGCGAAGGATGAAACGCCCAAGGGGGACGTGATCCTGGCCTATGGAGAAGTCACCGGGCACGCGCATCGCATCGTGCAGACCAAGGCCGCGCCGAAAGTGCGCCTCTGGTCGGCCGATGCCGAGCGCTTCATCCAAGTAATCGAGGCCACCGCGCTGACGCACGAAGAACACACCGCGATCAAGCTGGAAGCCGGGGCCCTGTACCGACAGATCCACCAAGTCGAGGAACGCGGCGAGGAAGTGCGTCGCGTCGCGGACTGACCATGCGCATCGACTCGATGACCGCTGCTCAGGCTGCGCAGCTCCCGGCCTGGTGCGAGAAATGGATCGAGATCGGCCTGTCCACGAAGCCGGCTGATTTCGAGACTGCGACCGAGGCGGCGCTGCGCGCCTATGCGCTGTGCAATCTCAAGCGGCCGCAGGTGATCCTGCGCATGGGCAGCCCCTATGGAGCGACGCTCGGCGGGATTTTGGCCTGGGCTTTTTTGCGAGAGATTTTGAGCAAAAAAGACGTCGGGTCGCAGGTCTGGTCGCAGGTCGGGTCGCAGGTCTGGTCGCAGGTCGAGTCGCAGGTCCGGTCGCAGGTCTGGTCGCAGGTCTGGTCGCAGGTCGGGTCGCAGGTCTGGTCGCAGGTCGAGTCGCAGGTCGGGTCGCAGGTCTGGTCGCAGGTCCGGTCGCAGGTCTGGTCGCAGGTCGGGTCGCAGGTC